TTGGGCGTGGGTCTGATTTTGCTTGGCGGGGCTTTTAAGCTGTACTACGACAAGGCAGAAGCGGAAAAGGATCTTTTGAGGTCGGAGTTGCAACAAGCGATATCGAACCAAGCGATTTTAGAAGGTGAGATCAAAGCCCAAAACGAGCAGTTAGAAAGGCAACTCGCCCGAGAAAAAGAGAACTTGCAGAAGATCAATGATTTGGCAGATGCGGCTAGGGCAGCGGAAAAAGAAGTCACCGATATGCGTCAGACTTTCGCAAGGCACAATCTAAACATGCTCTCGATACGCAAGCCGGGATTGATCGAGAAGATAATCAATAGAGGGACGGTCAAGGTTAATGAAGAGCTTGCCGACATTACTGATCCTAATCAGCTTAACTAGCTGCTCTTTGGTTAGACCAGAGCCTGTTCCAGACGTGAAGCAGGTCGAGGTAGTGACTATCGAAAAGCCTGCCCCGGCCTACCACCCGCCGTTGCCCAATCAGATATCGCCGCTGCCTGTTGAGTGGCGCGTGTTGACGCCAGAGACAATGCAAGTTTACTTAGATGACTTAAACGCAGGCAAAGCGCCGGTCGATGCGTACTATGGGCTAACTCCGAAGGGATATGAAAACCTAAGTACGAATATAGCTGAAATAAAGCGATATATTCGGCAAGTTCTTAGTGTCATAGAATACTATAGAGATTTGGATTCAGAAGATGAGCGATAAACTTATAGAAATGGTTAAGCTGCACGAAGGCGTTAGGTCTAAAGTGTATGTGTGTAGCGAAGGGTACGAGACGATTGGTGTAGGTCGAAATATTTCCGAGTCTGGCCTTGGCTTGTCTGATGATGAAATTGACTACCTTCTTGCGAATGACATTAAGCGCGTAAGGGACGAGCTTACAGATGCTTATTATTGGTTCCCCGCTTTAACAGAAGCGCGTCAAGATGCAATGATCGACATTTGTTTCAACCTTGGTTTTACGCGCCTTCGGGGATTTGTGAAGGCATTAGAGGCCATGTCGCGTGAACAGTTTGACTTAGCTGCTGATGAATTTATGGATTCTAGGTGGAGCAAACAGGTGGGTGATAGAGCTTATAAAGTTACCGAAATGATCCGAACAGGAGACTATAAGTAATGCCTCTTCAAAAGTTCATCTTCAACCCCGGAATCAACAAAGAAGGCACTGATTACAGTGCAGAAGGTGGATGGTTTGACGGTAACTTAGTTCGCTTCCGAAAAGGTTTCCCTGAGAAAATAGGCGGTTGGGTTAAATATATATCTGACTCTTTCAAAGGGACTGGCCGTAAACTTTTTGGCTGGACATCTCTTGACGGGACAAAGCTCTTGGGGCTTGGCACCCGCACAAAGTTGTACATTCAATCAAATTCGGAGTACAGCGACATCACCCCTATTCGATCAACAACATCTGCGGGTGATGTGACCTTTGGAGCAACAAACGGTTCTAGCTCTATAAATGTTACTGATTCGGGCCACGGTGCTGCCAAGGGAGATTTTGTTACTTTTAGCGGCGCGGCGACTTTAGGCGGCAACATAACTGCAGCAGTGCTTAATCAAGAATACGAGATTGACTCAGTCACTAGCACTAGCGTTTATGTAATTACAGCAAAAGACACTTCAGGCTCAGCAGTCACCGCAAATAGTAGTGATACAGGGAACGGTGGAAGCTCAGTTGTAGGGGCTTACCAAATAAATGTTGGGCTTGATGTTTTTGTTGCTGGTACAGGTTGGGGCGCTAGTTCTTGGGGCTCTGGCACATGGGGGTCTTCTAGCGGGCTAAGTGCTCTAAACCAGTTGCGCCTATGGTCTTTAGATAGTTTTGGTGAAGATTTAATCGCCAACGTTCGTTCAGGCGGAATTTATTACTGGGATACTAGCGCAAAAACATTAGGCACAGATCGTGCGGTAAACATCTCCGCGCTTTCTGGTGCTAGCTTTACTCCCACGGCTGCGCTTCAAGTAATTGTATCTGACATTGATCGTCACGTTATTGCTTTGGGCGCGGACCCAATTAATGACGCTGGAACAGCTAGAACAGGAACCATTGACCCGCTGCTTGTAGCGTTTTCTGATCAAGAAAATCCTGCAGAGTGGTTTCCAACATCAACAAATACCGCTGGATCTTTGCGTTGCTCTGCAGGCTCTCAAATAATTGGAGGATTGCGGGCACGGCAAGAAACCTTGATATGGACAGATGTCGCGCTTTATAGCTTACAGTTCATTGGTGCCCCATTTACCTTCGGCCTTAATCTAATTAATGAAGGTGTGAGTTTGATTTCGCCTAACGCTCCAGTGAATACCCCTGCGGGCGTTTTTTGGATGGATAAAAAGGGGTTCTACTCTTATCAGGGCGCAGTTCAAAGCGTAACGTGTTCTGTTAGGTCTTATGTTTTTGATGACTTTAATGAAGGCCAGGCTTTTCAAGTGTTTGGCTTTTTGAACAAGCAATTTGACGAGGTCGGTTGGTTCTATTGCTCTTCTGACACTACGACAATAGATCGTTACGTTACCTACAACTATGCAGATCAGACATGGGCAATTGGCAATCTATCAAGAACCGCTTGGCTTGATGAGGGATTAGAAAGTTTCCCTCGTGCTACCGGGAATGATGGTTCAAATAATTACGTGTATTCCCACGAAACTGGGTTTGATGATGACGGCTCACCAATGGACAACGTGTTTATTGAAAGCGCCGATTTTGATTTAGGTGAAGGCGAAGATTTTCAGTTTATCCGCAGATGCATACCTGATGTTAAATTCACGGGTGATAGCGGATCGACACAAACAATTAACTTTGTGTTGAAGGCAAGAAACTTCCCAGGTGATTCTTTAACTACAGATCAAACCTCCTCGTTCACTGGAAGCACAACGAAGATAGATACTAGGGCAAGAGGCAGGCAGGCTGTTATTAGATTTGAGTCAGATGATGATGGTGATGTTGGCGTAAGAACTGGTGTTGGTTTTAGAATTGGCGGCACTCGACTTGATCTGCAACCAAATGGCAGGCGATGAGCAAACTTTTACAAGGCAGATTGCCGTTTGTTCAAAACGGCCAAATGGTGGATGGGCCGACGTTCAATCGGACTGTTCGATTGTTGGAGTTAAGTCTTGATTCATTTGATCCAGACTCGACGCCACAGTTTACAAGCATAGATAGAGACGAGTTAAAGTTTAATGCAGGTGATATTATTTGGAATAGTTCCATAAGCACGCTGCAGGTATATGATGGCAATAATTGGTTTAATTTGTCCCAAGAGTTGCCATACGCGACAGACCCGCTTGAGGCAACAGGAGAAGTTGGCGCGGTTCAAGTGATTACTAATGGCGATATAGTAGTGAGTGTAGGTTGATGACAAAACTATGCAAAAGAGGGAAAGAAGCAGCAAAGCGTAAATTTGATGTATATCCATCAGCCTACGCAAATGCCTATGCCAGCAAGATATGTGCAGGAAAAATTAAAGATCCCTCTGGCGTGAAGCGAAAAGATTTTAGAGGCCCGAAGCCAAGAAACATGAACGCAGGCGGATTTGTGGCGAAGCGTGCACGCATCATTGATCCTAGAGGATTCAGTGGCATGTTGGCCAGCAAGCGCCCAAGGACAAGGTCTGTATGAGCCTAAAAGAGTGGTTTGGCAAAGGTCCAAAGGGCGACTGGGTAGACATTGGCGCTCCTAAAGTAGATGGCAAGTTTCAACAATGCGGAAGAGCCTCTACAAAAAAATCAAAGCGCAAGTACCCAAAGTGCGTGCCTAGGTCAAAAGCAAATGCCATGACTGCTGCAGAGCGCCGTAGTGCGGTGCAGAGAAAGCGTGCTAAGCCGCAGGGCGTGGGCGGAAAGCCGACCAATGTGAAAACCATGGCGAAGGATGGTGGGTTTATAACGAAAAGAAACCACCGAGGTTGTGGCGCTGTTATGCCTGACCGACGAAAGAAGACAAGGTACTCTTAATGTTTAAGCGTTACGCAGAAGAGTTTAACAGTGGCGGGGAAGTTCGTAAGCGCAGGCGTAGACCTGGTGGCAGTCGAATGCCCAAGCGAAACAAAACAAATTTTCGCCCCACAGAGCAAGGTGCTGGCATGACAGAAGCTGGTGTAAAAGCCTATCGCAGAGCCAATCCTGGTAGTAAACTTCAGACAGCGGTAACAGAAGACAAGCCTACAGGCAAACGCGCAAAGCGAAGAAAGTCGTTTTGTGCTCGATCTGCAGGTCAAATGAGGAAGTTTCCGAAAGCGGCAAAAAATCCAAACTCAAGGTTGCGTCAAGCAAGACGAAGGTGGAAATGTTAAATGTCTTATACTGATCCTGTTGAGATATCAAAAAAACGTCTTGGCCCTAAAGGAATGCGCCAAGAGGGCAATCGAGCAACTCTCGCATTTTTACAAGCAATGCAGGGTCAGATGGGCCCATTTGGGGCTAGTCCTCTTCAAACAATAAACCCGGCATTCGCTAGTGCTAGTTTTCTTCCTTCCTCTGTAGCAAATCCATTTGCAAGCCAGTTTGGATACCAAAGAACGCCTGGTGCTCAATACGCTAACTACGCGATGGCTGCGCCAAATGTCGCCGGTCCTCTATTGCGGCCCACCCCGCCACAGGGATTCGTCCCTCCTGGTACTGAGCCAGAGGTTATTGATCGCAGGACAAGCGAGATTGATCTGGAAGAGGACGACCAAGATACAGTAAACGCAAAAGTATTAGCAAACATTAATGCTATAAGGGCGCGTCAAGGCTTAGAGCCTTTAACTTTAAAAGAGTTCCAGGACCAAGTAACAAGTAACCTGAATCTTAACTTTGATATTGGTCCGATAGGCTTTCCTCTAGGTGGCATAGGTGGCATGGCCGCTGGCGGTATTGCTTCTTTATCCCCATATGCAAATGGCGGTGATGTTGAGTTCCCGCGAATGAATGGTCAAATATCTGGCCCTGGAACAGAAACATCTGATGATATACCTGCCATGCTTAGCGATGGTGAGTTTGTTGTAAATGCAAAAGCGGTAAGAGGTATTGGTCGGTTAAAAGGTGCTGGCAAGACAAAAGAAGAGCAGAGAAGAGAAGGTGCTCGTATGATGTATGCATTGCAGCGTGCTGGTGAGCAAGCGATAGGAAAAGCGCGATGAGCGAAAGAAGATCAGATGTTCCTGTAGTTCAGCCAGGGGTCACGCGGACATACGCTGATCCTGCACAAGAGTTGGCCGCAAGGCAGCTTCAAGATTTATATTTTAATCCCGAATACGGGATGATTAATCGACCTATTCCGATACCAATACAGCAGATCGCTGGTCTTTCACCATTAGAAATTCAAGCGCGTAATCTTGCTGGCGGTTTGGGCGGGTTTGGTCGTCAGCTTTCTGAAGCTCAAGAAATGTATCGCCGGTCTGCCGAAGGCTTTGACCCTCGTTCTGCAGGTGCATTTGCAGACCCGCGTGCTCGTCAACTTTATGAGCAAAGCATTGGTGCATATGACCCGCGAATGGGCGGGCGCTTTATGGATCAAGACGCTAGAGCTATGCAGATGGGCGCTGCAGATGACATTCGCGATGCCCAATTTGGCATGGGAAGAGAAGCTCGAATGGCTCAGCGAGCCATGAGGGAAGCTGCTATGGGCGCGGGCAGAGAATCTCGTATTGGCCAAAGAGCTATGCGCCGCGCTGGCAAAGGGATCATGAGCGAAGTTGGTGGTGCTCAAGAAGGCGCCATGGACGCTGCACAGCGAGCTAGAATGCAGACATATATGGCAGGACAAGACCTCCGGTCTGCTGGCGAAATGGGCAGAAGCACAGCAATGCAAGGGATTGCGGGTCTTGCAGGGACAGGTGATCAATTTGATCCCTCAAGCGTTGGTCGATTTATGGACCCGTTTACCCAAAACGTAATTGATGCCCAACAAGCAGAGATCGCACGGCTAGGCGAACAACAAAAGATTGCTGCGCGTGATCAAGCGGTGCGCTCTGGCGCGTTTGGAGGCTCTCGTGGAGCCATAGCTAGGGCAGAAATAGATCGTAATATATTGCAGCAACAGGCCAAGACTGGGGCAGAGTTACGCTCACAGGGCTTCCAGCAGGCTCAACAGGCTGCTCAGCAGGCGTTTGAACAAGCGCAAGGGCGTAGGCAGCAGGCCGCTCAACTAACAGGCTCTCTGGGCCAGGCAGGCGCTCAAACAGGCATCACTGCCGCACAACAAGCAGCTAATCTTGGCCTAAGCGCAGAGCAGTTGGCTCAACGTGGGGCGCTGGAAAGTGGTCAACTTGGTCTTAGTGGCTTGACCTCCCAAGCAGACATTGCCCAACGTGCGGCACAAATGGGTATATCCACTCAAGAGTTGGCTAGTAGAATTGCTCAGCAGCGTGGCGCTCTTGGAATGGAAGCCCAACAAGGGATTGGTGCCCTTGCAGGAAGGCGTGCAGATATAGGCGCTGGCTTAGGTAGGGACTTCCAGTCTGCTCAGCAGCTTGGTTCAAATATATTTTCGGACCGAATGGGTAGGCTCTCTGGTGCTGCAGGCGGAATGGATAGGCTAACCCGTGGGGCCATGGGGGATGCCATGAGCGCCTATCAGATGGGGCAGCAGGGGCTGCGTGGAGGGGCTCAGGGTATCGCCGGTCTGGGTCAGCAAGGTTATGACATGCTGACTGGACAAATCGGTACGTTGTCTGACCTTGGTGGTGTCGGTAGAGGTATACAGCAGCGAGGATTCGATGCCATGTACACGGCTGGCAAGCAACAAGCTGATGAGCCTTACATGAGA